TACTCATGAGCGAGAAGAAGTATGACTCAGCCCTGATCGGCTGGACAGAAGAGCCTAAGTTTAACGACAAAGGCGAGTTGATGTCGTGGACCATCAAGTTGAAAGACCACGAACTGAAAGACATTGCATCTCGGTACGTAACGTCCCGTAACGAGCAAGGCCAAGGGGGCAATGCTTACATCACCTTGCGTATCAGCAAGGCGGGTAAGGCTTTTGCTACAGTGTACGATCCTAACAGCGAGGCAGCTAAGGAGAAGCGCAGCGAGAAGCAGAACGCTAACGCGTCAGATGACCTCCCTTTCTAAGGTATTTGGTTTATACGGATCAATGGAGTGGGGGTTGAAGGACGTTGAGTTCCTCAGCCCCCATTCTTTCCGTTGTAATCATGGTGAGTTCTGGTGTAGGAAATGGAATCACGAAAACTCGAAGATATTCGTTGAATGGTTTGACGATGAACGAGACGATCAGTATGTCATATACCTCATACCAAACAAAGAAGGTGATAACTGCGTACTATTCAAGTCCACAGATATAGCACCTATGTCAAACAAATGGATAACGTTCGAATGGATAGCAAAGCACCTCAAGAAGAAGTGGAGGATAGATTACCACCCATTTACTTCTGCAACATAACTGTTGTGTACAAGAAAGGCAAGAAAAAGCTGTCTTCTCACACCAGAAAAATAGATATCGTATCAAGATACAACAAGCCAAGAGACATACACAGCGATAAGATTACCATGAATAGAATCGAAGATGCCTTGTATGGAAGCGCATATAAGGGTCAAAAACACATCTTGGTAAGAAGTGTAAACTCTTACAAGATAGTTGGGGTTGTAAGTTCAACAGCTTTATAATATGTCAGAATCAAACAAGCAAGTAGGGGGTAACCACTACAAACATTTAAAGATTGAGCCTACTGAGTACGCTCACGCAAACGATCTTGGATTCCTTGAAGGGAACGTAGTTAAATACGTTACTCGTCACAAGGAGAAGGGTGGAGCTGACGACATTAAGAAGGCCATTCACTATCTTGAGATGATCCTAGAGTGGGAGTACAAGGACAAAGAAGAATCAAGCGTTCCGTTTCACACTATTAACTACAACATGCTATGAGTACAGAAAACAAAACCCCAAGCAGAGGAATTGGATTCACATCCCTCCTCACCCTCATGTTAATCGCCTTCAAGATCCTCGGTCATATCGACTGGAGCTGGTGGTGGGTGGTGTCCCCGCTTGTCATCGGACTTGTCCTTGAGGTGGTTCTAAATACTACACTCAAGATGCTTGAGGATCGTAACAACAAATGGTAAGATAACCCCCATTATCTAAGGTTTATCTCTCAACGTAATGTATGAATAATCATACCCAATCAGGTATAATTGACGTAATGTATGAATAATCATACCCAATCAGGTATAATTGGTGCATTATTACACCATTATGTACCCGAACGGGTATTTCGCCTATGCAGACGAAATAACTGATTATCGTCTCTAACAACGAAATGTGTCAAGAATTTACAAGTAAAATGAAAGTTCCAGTATTACGATACTACGGGATGGATGCAGCATTAGCTGGGGAGAATCGCCATCCACAAGATCATCTTAGAGAGTTAGGGGTTAAGTATGGGTATGCCTCATGCCATAGCGTAGCTGATGTATGGTTTTTTTGGATGCCATATGGTAACCTAGATGCACTACCTGAATGGCTGAAGTCGGAGCAAATCACAGTTGACCCCATACAGTTTTGGGGTGACGACAACGAAGAGTCTGTAGCTATGGGTCAGAAGATACTTAACATACACAGTAAAATGAATAAGATATGACAGGAGAAGAACTTGTCGGACGAGCGCGAGAGCGTTGGGAAGAGATAGACAACGAGGGTCTAGATTGGAGGTCATTCGCTAACGGATGGCTTGAAGGAAGGATAGACCTTATGAAAGAACTGGATGAAAAGATGTCCAGTAAATTAACTAAAAAACTGGACAATGACTGAATACAAAGGTTACACAACAGCAAGAACTAGCTCAGGTGAGACGCTATACGGACACCTTAGTGATTCAGATGCTGTAGGTTTGACTTACTTCAGCAGAGACAGGAAGACAGGTGAGATTCATCACGCCTGTCTAGGTAAAGTATTGAACCTTTAACACCAAAGAGAAATGAAAACACCAATGCAAGAACTGATGGCTGCCGCGCCTGAACTGTTGGAGGCGTTGAAAGAGCTATACAACGCTTCTTTGGTGATGGAACAACCTCGGTTTTACAAAGCCTTAGCAGAAGCAAAGAAAGTAATCGAAAAAATTGAAGGCGATGAAAGCAATACTTGAGTTCGATCTACCTGAAGAGGCATTTGAGTTTAGACGAGCGACTAATGGTAATAGGTGGGCAACAATTGTCTACGATATTGACGAGACCCTAAGGCAGTGGAACAAGTACAATGAAAGCCTCACTGCTGAACAGAAGGAGGCTTATCAAAAGGTAAGAGACCTCATATGCACAGAGATGTTAGAAAACAACTTAGACTTTGACCAATGAATATTAATCAACACACAATGACAGAGCTCGTACAGCTCGTAATCGAATGGGGGAATAAGCGTGGGCTTATCCAAGAACGCCATGCTACACGGCAGATGCTCAAGGTAACCGAAGAGATCGGTGAGTTAGCAGGGGCTCTTGCCAAGCGCAATGAGATCGACATCATGGATGCAGTAGGCGACAGCTTCGTCACGCTTATCATCCTGTCTGCTCAGCTTGGGCTAGATCCAGCGGCTTGCTTGAACTTCGCTTACGAGCAGATAGCTGATCGCAAAGGGCAAACCATTGATGGGGTGTTTATCAAGGAGTCATGAAGTCTGACAGATACGAGACACGTAAAGCTATTAGGCGCTTACAGATCAATGAGATAGACAAGATTCTTTTTGCCGTCAGTGAAGCAACTGGTATATCTGAAGAGGCTATAAAAAACAAAGAGAGGAAGCAGTTCTTGTCTGATGCTAGACATCTCTTTTGTTACATGACTTGGAAGCTTACAGACTTACCTTTGCAGGTAATAGGGGAGAAGATAAACAGAAATCATTCTTCTGTGATTCACTCTAGAGATGTGGCTGATGTGCTGAAAGAAACAGATAAGTCTTTTGGTCATAAGCTAGAAGAAGCAACAAGAATATACATGTCATCATGAAGATCAATCTAATTAACATCACCCCTGACGCTGAGAAGCACATAGCTGAAGTGGCTCGCGTGTCGTCCTCACGTCAGAACAAACGAGAAGACTACGAAGGTCTGATTCGATACCTCATCAAGCACAAGCACTGGTCCCCGTTCGAGCATGCGTATGCTACGTTTGAGATCGAGACGAGCAAGGCTATTGGTATACAGCTTATCAGGCACAGAAGCTTTACGTTTCAAGAGTTCTCACAGAGATACCAAGACGTGTCTAAAATCGACTCAAATCTTTTCGAACATATCGAACTAAGGAAGCAAGCGAAAAACAATAGGCAGTCGTCAACAGATACTTTCGATGAAAAGATTCAGGTAGAAGGGGGATACATATCCATTAACGAGTTGATCGAGGCTCACCTCAATAACTCCAAGCGTTTGTACAGGATGCTGTTGTCTGAAGGGGTGGCTAGAGAGACAGCACGTATGATACTTCCTTTGTGTACAAAGACAAAGATTCACATGACAGGAAACGTGCGTTCATGGATTCACTTTATTGACCTTCGCGATGACGAACACGCTCAAAAAGAAATACGAGATATAGCCAAGCTTATCAAGTCGAGGCTCATCTTAGAACTACCAAACATATTTAAAGCTCTTACAAATGAAAGTGACAATCTTCGAGAACGTCTTCCAGAAGGACAACCCTCACCACATACACCTATCGACGGCACTCAAGCGAATTCAAGAGGGGAGTTCTGCAACCACGATTAGTGAAGTAAGGGGTGGAGATAAAGAATCAAAGAAGAAGCTCCCCGTTGTTCTTTTCAGCGGGGAGTTTTCGTCTCGTAGTGACGAAGCCCTTTTCGATCATAGCGGCTTTATTGTTCTCGATTTCGATCATATTGATGTCGCTTCTTCCAAGTCGCTTCTTGCAACTGATCCTTATGTATACAGCTGCTGGGTGTCTCCGAGTGGAGACGGCCTTAAAGCGCTGGTCAGAATAACCAACCCAGAGAGACACAGAGACCACTTCCGTTCTCTCGTTACGTACTTCTCAAAACAATACAACCTACAAGTTGATGAGTCCGGTGTTAATGAGTCGAGAGCATGCTTTGAGTCTTACGACCCTGACATATCCATCAATGATGACGCTATAAGGTTTGGTGCTTTTGCTACTGAGCGTAGCGAGCAACAGGTAGCCAATCAGGAGGGGGTGTTCACTGACTACATGAAGCTAAACCTTGCTTGCCGTATGGTGAGGATGGCGGATGACGGAGACAAGCACAACACTTTATTGAAAGCTTCTAAGCTTGTTGGTGGGTACATCACGGCTGGGCGTATAGAGGAGGATGAGGCTGTTCGTGTTCTCTTTCGGGAGATCAGCAAGCGTGATATAGACTCAGAAGAGCATGCTTACAATACAATCAGGGCTGGTATAGAAGAAGGAAAGAAGGCCCCTATCAGAGAGCTAGTCAACGATGAGAAGTCTATTGAGAGGGAGATGCGTATCAATGACGGCGACATGTCTTTCATCTCTTCTGACGACTCTGACTACAGGATGATTGAAGATTACGCCAATGGTAAGATCGTTCTGGGATTGAAGACTGGCAACGAAGCTCTCGATGAGTACTTCAGGTACAAGAAAGAGTTTGTGATTATCAACGGGCATAGCAACGTAGGTA